CTCGTAAGTAGTCCTTTCCGAATGATTCACGGAAAGAGCCCACCGCGTATGACTTAGCCTCGTTAAGCACAAACCCGCACAGATGTAACGTGCGGGCAACGAGATCATACGCGCCCTTCTCTATAACAAGATCGTCACCGTACGCGGACACGTTGTGTGTCGGCAGGCCAAGAATTTCATGGCAGGAGAAGATCAAGGAATAGAAGATAAGGGTTTCCATGGGGAACGTATAACCGTTACCCATGGCCGACATTTTCTCTAGCCGGAACACATCCCCGTCATAAGTCGTGAGACCTACGCGGAGAGTGTCAAGCCAAAGAAACCAATCTAGCGGGAACAGGTTTGATACCAGTTCACGGGCGATTGTGTCAGAGGCACTACTTAGGTCCAGGGTTGCTAAAGCCCCGGTTAACGAGCCTTCACGAGCAAGACGTTGGTTACGCGTCTGATCCGTGATGTCGATACCAGAACGAGCTAGGCGGGCGGCCATATAATCACCAGTTCCAAGCTGAAAAAACATGTTCAGCGAGGGTTGGAGATCAACGCCGCGATCCTCCTTTGCGTTCTTGAGGACGAAGCTCAGCCGGCTGCACGTTACATGCAGTGGGACTGAGACCCATGTGTCGATCGCGTACGAATCCACTTGTGGAATGTACGAGACACGCACCTTTTCATCAGTTGCGTGTAACTCGACCCATTGAGGCATGTCCGCCAGTAGTTGCGGTGCAACCTTGACGAACTCTTCACTACATGTGAAACCTTCACCAAGTTTACTTCGCGGTGAGGCGTCACGTTTTTTGACTTTCGTCGTTGCACCAGGCCCGAACCTACCCTTGAATCGGGAGACGTCTGGAATTGGTCCGAGAATGCTAGCAATTTTCCTCGACGCACCGTGCAATACGGCGCTGAGAGTGGGGTGTATAGATACACGACCACTAGCTAACCCTCGGAACAAAACATTCGTTTCCCCACAAAGGCGTTCAGAATCCACGAACTTCCGGAAAGCAACAGCAGTCCGGTCGATTCCTAAGTCGAGGTCACACCTTTTTTGGAAAAAGGCAAGAACTTGACGGCAGACAATCGCATCTGAAACACTGAGTGCTTCGTAGTCGATTGCGTGGTACACCAGCCCCTTTAAGTCAACCTCCGCGAGGAGGCGCCGTATGGGGTCTAGGGCTCTACTCGATCTCTCGAGTAGCATGGTGCTGATCGTTATGAGAATCTCATTCGAACGATCGGTGGTAGTTTGCTGATCCCAGCGCATATTGCGCATAAAGCCTCCTTAATTGGAAAGGTTGGGATTGATGGGCCATCATGGCCGCCGTATTTCCTTTACAACGAAGTACAGGAAAACCAATACGGCAAACACGAGATCTCTCGTGTACTCATCAACTTGCATCAAGTTGGTGCAACCAGCGTGTCGAACAACTCGGGCACCGGGCCAGTCTGGACCGGAGTAACCGAGGTGGCGACGCTACCATCGATGTTGATGGAAAGCTGGCGAGCAAGGCGGCGACCGATCGCATCCGAGCGCTCATGGAAATAACCGACAGTGATGACGGTGTTTTCGTAAGCGACACGGGGAGCGGCGGTATAACCTGCTGCGTTGTTGCCAGCGATCGATTCCATAACAGGAACGACCACCTTCTTCTCAGTGCGGTAGACCCCCTGGCGGGACTTGGATAGCTTCATAGTGCAACGCACTTGAGCATAAACAGGTACACCAGAAAGGTTTTCTCGCCACTCTGCCAAGACCTCACCCTTTTGTCGGGTGACGGAAATTGGAATAAGTGTATGAGAGACAGGAGTTGCAGCGCCGTCAAAGGCGACGATATTGGCAATGTTGGACATATGTCCTCCAAGTAATACGGGGAGCCATCCCCAGGAAGTAACGGTTGGTCAGCCGTGAATTAACGACCAAAAACGCCGGCTTGGCCCATCACCCTACGGATATCCGTAAAGGAATGGACGTCTGCTGGATACTCTTTGCTATTCGCGACTCGTAACAAAGCTAAA